CTTCTATAGATTTACACGCTATTGAGTTTATAGCAGGTGCTATAGCTTTAGTAGAATTCTTCTCCTTACTTGAGAACTTAGGTAAACTACATCCTAGATGGAAAGTGTGGAATATACTTAAGAAGATAGCAAAGAAGAAAGGGGAATAGATATTAGATGTCGAATTAGATGGAGAACTTTCAGATGATACCAATAGTAATAAAGATAATTAATTGGTTCAGTAACAATATCAGAATAGTCGCAGTAGGTTTAGTTAGTTTACTTATTGCGACTGTTTTGTTTTAGAACCGTTAGTTAAATAAAAAGAATGCAGAGATTAACAGAATAACTAACAATATTAGAGCTTATGAAGAGATAGCATCTAATAAAGAGGCACACAATAGAGTATTACAACTTACTATAAATGAACTGAATAATAGTAAGGATAGCTTGATACAATAGATAAATCAAGTAAAGAAAGATAATAAAGTCAAAGATAAGAATCTAACCAATGTAAGTGTAATCAATACTGAGATTAAGGATTCTGTGAAAACAGTAATTAAAGAGAAGTTAATAGACTTCGATAAAGAGTTAAAACTTAATGACTTAACAACTATCATAGTTAGTAGAAAGGATTCAATCCTAACAGCCAAAATAGATATAAAAAACTAGTAGACAATATTCGTAACAGAAAATAAAGAATATAAGAATACTTATAAGAACTGGCTAGTTAGATTCTTTCACTTTGACTTTAAAAAAATATATATCAAAAATTACCAGATAGTAAATAGCAATCCGTTGATCAAAGTAACGGATACACGGGTAATAGAAATTCCCGACAAATAACATATTCAAAACAATATTAATCAATAATAATATGCATAGAATATTTCGTGTGAAGGCTTACGAGAAAGAACACGGACCTCACTTCAATGAGGAATATGCTCGTAAAGCTGTAATGAAGATGGAAAATGAGGACGGTACTCGTGGACCACATTGGTCTTTAGAAGAGACTACCACATTGGCCAGTCAATACGGAATTGCTCTAGGAAGCAAATTCAATCGTTATGATTGGTTTGTAGCATTAAATATGGTTTACTCTGATTACTATAGAGTTATTATGAACATTACTGGTTCTAATAATACTAAACACTACGTTGAATTTGCAAAAGCTTGGCTTAATGATAAAGATATTGACGAAGGTAAGATGTGGTATTATTATATTTACGTAATGTGCGATCATATCAGAGAAGCTGAAATGGAATGTTACGAAGAGAAAATGTCCAAGTATGAAGATGAAGAAGAAGACTTTGGACATTATCGTAGAGGTGGTAGACGAATGGGTATGTTCGGAAGACGTAGCATGTATGATAAGGATGATTATGAAAAGAGAGACTACGAAAGAGTAGAACATGAATATGATCCTTATGAGTACTCTCGTAGAGCCACTCGCTATGTCAGATATTAATTAAAATCAATTTTTATAAACTAAATCAATTATGTTAGAAGATAGAATTATCGTGCAAGATCGCGGTATCGACGCTGGTCTCGCTGCTTTAATGCAAAATGCTAATAAAGGTATGGATCCTGCAGCTTTGATGGCTATGATGAACAACAACGGCGGTTTCGGTGGAAACGGCGGTTGGTGGTGGATCTGGATCATTCTGATCTGGTTCTGCTGGGGTGGTAACGGTTTCGGTGGCCGTAACGCTGGTGCATTAGCTTCTGAACTAAATACTGATGCTAATACTAATTTGCTCATGTAGGCTATCAATGGTAATAAAGATGCAATAAGCAATCTGTCAACTACTTTGAACTGTGACATCAATGCAGTTCAAACAGCTTTGAATCAAATCAATGCTGGTGTAAGTCAGATCTCTTGTGATACTAAGCTGTCAAGTTGTGAAGTAATTAATGCTATTACTTCTGGTAATGCAAATCTTGCTTCTCAGTTAGCTAACTGCTGCTGCACAACTCAGCGTTCTATTGACGCTGTAAACAACAATATCACTAAGATGGGTTATGAAAATCAGTTGTCTGTATGTAACCAAACTAATAACTTGGTTAACACCATGAACAGCAATACCCTGTCTCTCCGTGATAGCAATACAGCTAATACTCAGTCTATAATCGCTAAGCTTGATGCTATACAGAACCAAGCTCTGTTAGATAAGATTGATACTTTACGTGAGAAGAACTCTACTTTGATTTCTCAGTTGAGTAACGAACATCAGACAGCTGCTGTAGGTTCTATGATTAATCAGGCTACTGCTCCTATTGTAACTAGACTGAATGATTTGCAATCAGATGTTGATGGTATCAAATGCAAATTACCTAATACAGTAAGCGTACCTTATCCTCAGTTAACAGCCATTAACACAGATATTTATCGTGCTGCTGCCTATGGTGCATACGCTGGTGATGTAGCATATGGTCGTAGTGGATACGGTTGTGGATGCAATAATTACTGGGGTTAATTCCAGTAAGAAAGGAGGTAAGTATGTGGCCTAACTTTTTTACAGGATTACCCTTTCTATTTCCTTCATTAGGAAGAACAAATTACAATACTTTACCAGTAACTAATGTTACAGTTGGAACTGAAGCTGTAACATTAGAACTTCCTAATCATGCATTTAGAAATAGGGATTATGTTGGTGGATTTTATATAGACTTAAGAACTGCAATACCTACAGGTACTAGTGCTACATTACCAATACTAATTGGCACTAATGGTGATACTAGACCTTTAGTAACTTATAACAATGAACCAGTTAGAGTTGAAAATCTTGCAGGTACTGGTATATATTTACTCCATTATAATAAGTATACAAATCAAGTATTTTTGGTAAGCGATGGTTATAAAGCAACTGCTACTCCATCTGCTTAATAATAACAAGGGCTACTTTTTTGGTAGCCCTTTAATAACTAATATTATGACATTCGATCAATTAAATCAAGGGGATAACGTCTATATTATAGAAGTTGTCGGAACATTCAAAAAAACAACGGAATACAATGTAGGTACTGTTATATCAGTATCGAATGCATACGATGAACCATTACAGCCTGGTTAGTTCTAGTTACCTAATCAACCTAGGAAGAAGTTAATAGATGTTACTATACAATGTAATGGGGAATAGAAAAAATTCTCTATACCTGAGAACAGGACCGTGATAACAGACAGTAATCTAGGTTTAACTATATCTACAGATAAACAGGAAATTGTAGGTATAATAAAGAATTAGTACAACACTTATAAAGCTAGGAAAGAGTCAATAGCTAAGTGTGATGAAGAAATGAGTAAGTGCTAGGCTTTACTTGAGAAACTGGACATACTGAAGGAACCTATTAATACAGAGGATCCTAGGATAAAGGAACTACAGGATGAAGTAAACGAATTAAAGAATATAATTAAACAAGCAAGTTCTATGGTTCCACCACCTATGAAATAGATGTTACCACAGAATATGTAGAATGTAATGAAAGAGGTTGATCAATAAGGTCAACCTTTTTTTGTTTTAAGCTTGTACAGGAAACGCTATTAGTTGCGATAAGGGATTGTATAGCTGTACACATAAAATGCCTCTAATCGCTTTAAAATGCGTTCTAGGTATATTAACGTTAATAGAATTTTATATGTCACTTAATAATATAATAGATAATATATTATAGATTGCTCGTAATAATAATATTACAGAGTCAGAACATCTAAGCAGACATTAGATTGAACTCTGGATAAAGTATTATAGAGCAATGCTTATAAAGTAGGCAATAGATAAAGGTTATGATGTAGATGAAGCGTATGTCTCTACAATTGAACCTATTCATCTTGATGTAATATAGACTTATCCTGGTAAACATGTATATGTAGGAGATAGAGAACTACCAGCATTAATTAGCTTTAGATACAGACCAGGAGTAGTAGCAGTAAGAGATATGTATGGTAACATTATATAGTTGGGTAATTATACTAAAGCTAAACTATAGAGATACAGAAAAGCTACTTGTAAAGATTATATTGCATGGGTTAAGGGTAGTAAAATATACGTAGAAGGAGATTCTAATTAGTTAGAGTACATAAGTATTGATTGTATATTAGAAGATCCGGTTAACGATATACCTTGTTATAATCCTGATGATGAATACCCTGTTCCTGCTGCTATGGTTCCAACTATAGTACAAATGATATTAGAGAAAGAATTAAGAGTATTAGTAACTCAACCTAGTGATGTAACTAATGACTCTAAAGATGATACACAAAATATATATAGTAAGAAATGAGAGAACGACTAACGTATGACAGAAAGTGTTATACCATTGCTGATTACTATATAAGTTATAAGGAATACATTGAGCCCAATACTTAGTATGATGTAGATTTAAAGACCTTTAAAGCTATAGTTACAGATTACTTTAAATTTATTAGAGATGAAATCATGCTTAATTGTAAAGAGTTCAAGCTACCTTGTAGACTTGGTAAGTTGTCTATAATTAAGCATATGCCTAAAGAATTTACAGGTAAAAGTTTAAGATGGGACTGGAAAGCTACTAGAGAAACAGGCAAACCCGTATACTTACTTAATGAGCACTCCAATTACTTTAAGTACAGATTCTACTGGCAAAAGAAAGATTGTCTATTGATTAATAAAGGAGCTTATTAGTTTGTAGCTTGTAGACAAAACAAGAGGGATCTCGCCCAACTCATTTTCAAAAAATTAAAAGATTATCCAGAATTATGAAAGAAAATGCACATGATATGTTTTTTGGATCTTGGTATAATCTTGAAGATGGAAGTGGAGTATATGCTATAGTAAATTCCCTTGATAATAAAAAATATATAGGATCTACTGGAACATTAAGAAAAAGATTCAGGCAACACTATTCTGCTTTAATAAAAGGAGAACATGTTAATTGTTATTTACAAAGAGCAGTTAATAAATTTGGTATAGATAAGTTTTATTTTATAGTATTAGAAAGATGTGAAAATATAACAGACACTTTGCTACTAATAGAATAGAAGTATCTTGACGAATTAGGAGATTATAATATCTGTAAAATAGCTGGCAAAACTACAGGATGTACTCCAAAAGGTCACACGTTGAGTCAATAGCAACGTGATAGTATTATTAAAGCTAATAAGAATAGAGTATGGACAGAAGAAATGCGAAGGAAAAAAGGAGTATCTTAGAAACGTTCTAAACATGTCAAAAACTTAGAAAAACCTATATGTAAATACAGCCTAGATGGTTAGTTAATTGAAGAGTTTCCTTCTGTTATGGATGCTGCAAGAACATTAGGTAATCCTAATACTACAAGAGTGAGTATAAAAAGATGTTATCAAGGCAAACAAAAATCAGCTTATGGCTATATTTGGAAATTAAAAAATACACAAAATGATAGATAATAGAATGATTTCTTCTAAAGCTATAATAGCTAAAGTTATAGCAGATTTAGAATTAAAAGAACCGGATATTCGAATTACTGATATAAAGGAATACATACTCGAAGCTATACTTAAGATAGGAGCCATTCAATAGTACGATCATAAAGTAGTTATTCTACCTATTATAAATCATCAAGCAGCTTTACCTTGTGATTTATACAAACTGGGTCAAGTAGCTTTTTCATTCTAGAATGATGGTGGTTGGTTACCTATGCGTAAGACTACTTCAAGCTTTGGGATATTTCATGATAGAGGATGCGGTAAACCTTGTATGTTGATACACGATACTGAGTTATTTCCATTAGTAAAGAATATGTTCAATCTTACAAGTGATACAGAGGCCCTGCAGAAATTAAATGAAGATACTAGTTTACGTCAAACCCTTAGTATCTTACTTAATCAATGGACAGTAGGTACAGTCAATGGTAAATACGTTAATGGATCTATAGGTCATAGAGATAGCACTATGTTTAGTAATGAATTATAGTATATGACTAAACCTGGTTATATAATGACTAATATACCTGAAGGATTTGTTAAAGTATCATACTATGCAATATTTACTGATGAAGAAGCAATGCCAATGATACCAGATATCGAATCATACAAAGAAGCTATATTCTGGTATGTGACTATGAAACTAATGTATCCTAAGAAATTAAAAGGTCAGATTAGTCAAGGAGACTACTACGATATTCGTAACTCTTATAACTTTTATCGTAAATAGGCATATGCTGAAGCTATGATGCCTGGTACAGATGAAATAGAAAGTATAAAGAATACTTGGAATAAATTATATACAGAGTTTGACGATCACGATACATTCTTCTCTACTACAGGAGATGAACAGAATATATACAATTAGAATAGATAATTATGATTAGTAATACAGCTCAAATAAATACATTTTATGGTGGTATGAATATGGACAGTGATGCAGCTATATTGCCGAATAATCAATATAGATATGGTCAAGATGTTCGTATAATTACTGATGATTCTAGTACTAGTGGTGTTCTTTAGAGTGTAGAAGGCGCTAAGAAATATAATTACGGCATTAAAGGTACAGAAGAAATAATAGGTACAGCTACTATAAATGATATTGCAGTAATTGTTACTAAGTTAGTTGACGGTTATAATAAAATATATCGTATAGAGAATTTTGATTCTCCTAATTTAATTAGTACTATTGTATTATAGGGTAAATTAAAACTATGTGAAAAAGCTGATTCAAATCAGTTAAGTATAGTATTAAATTACGAAACACAGTCCAATATTAAAGCTTACTTTACTGATGGAAACTCATCTATTAAAGTAATCAACATTATGAGTGATAAGTATATAAAGTACCCTAATGTAGATAATCCTTTAGTAGATGCAGATGGTAATATACTTAATCCTGATAGTATTGACATAATACCTAATGCAATATT